TAATGAAAGATTTATATCTGTTAAAACAAACAGATGTATTTCAAAATTTTCCAGATCACAGATCTATGGATAATGTAATGGATTCAGTTTACGATCTTTATTACAAACATTGGCCACAACAATGCATTATTGATCGAGGACCTGTAATGACACCAGGTAATTTTATGGTGATGCAACAACATTTTAAGCAACCCATAAAATGCGTAATCATATGGAGAGATTTAATGGATGTATTAGCTTCTTACATTAAATGGTTTGAAAATGAACCTTCTTCATTTGTTAATAAATATGGAAAGAATACCATAGAAGAAAAATTAATGATGTTAATGAATAAAGATGGTGCGATTGCAAAAGAATTAATTGCAATAGAGAACGCATTAAAACCAGAATATAAACATATGTCACACGTTGTAAGATACGAAGATTTAGTAACTAACCCAGAAAATACTTTGAGATCTATTTACAACTTTTTTGAAATAGAGTATTATCCACACAGATTTCATAATTTAAGTCAGGTTAACATAAACGGATTAAGTTATGATGATAGAGTTGTAGGCAATAAAATGCACACAATAAAGACAGAAATGAAACTAGAGGAGAACCCATATAAAAAAATGATACCCCAAAGTATCATTGATAAATACGGACATATAAAACTATGAATATATTAATATTTGGATTACCTGGATCAGGTAAAAGTACGTTTGCAAAGAAGTTAATAAGTGATAAAAAAATTGCTTACTTTAATGCCGATGAAGTTAGAAAGATGTTTAATGATTGGGACTTTACTGAAGCAGGTAGAATTAGACAAGCACAAAGAATGATAGGATTAACTGCGTATGCACAAGGACATTGTGTAGTAGATTTTGTTTGTCCTTATGATTCTTGGAGAGATGATTATGACATTAAGATTTGGATGAATACAATTAAAGAAGGAAGATTTGAAGACACCAATAAGATGTTTGAAAAACCAACTAAAATTGATTATGAAATAAAAGACTATAGTTACGAAGGAATCATAGATGAAATCCAGAATAGATTATAATAGACCAACAGCAATGATGTTAGGAAGATGGCAACCTTGGCACAAAGGTCATCAAGAGTTATTTAAAAAAGTATTAGAGAGAACAGGTCAAGTTATCATTATGATAAGAAGTATGCCTAACTCAAAAGATAATCCATTTGATGTTGAACAAGTTGAAAAAAACATAACTGAAGCTTTAGCTAGTTATCACGGAATGTATGAAATAATGGTTGTGCCTAATATTACTAACATTTGTTATGGTAGAGGTGTTGGTTATAAAATAGAAGAAATTATATTACCAAAAGAAATACAAGAAATATCGGCTACTAAAATAAGAAATGCAAATAATAATATATGATAACTATTTTAATAAGGAAGAGTGTAATGAACTTATTCAATTATATGAAAAGTTTAAATATCTAGCTGTGCCTTTTTATAACGTCATCCCTTTAAAAGTAAAAAAATTACTGCCCAGTAAATTTATTAAAAGAATAAATAAAACATCTACAAACATTAACAAATCCAAAATAGATTGGATAGAAGTTGTTAAATGGCCAATCGGCTCTTTTAAAGATTTACATTATGATTGTGATAAAAATACTACTAAATTAAGTTCTGTAACTTTTTTAAATGATGATTATGAAGGTGGTGAACTGTATTTTAAAGATGGAACTATCATTAAACCTAGAATAGGTAGATCTGTTTTCTTTGACGGTAATTTTTATGAACACGGAGTTTCTAAAGTTACTAAAAAATTAAGATGGCAATTAACAGCTTTTTATGAATAATATTATAATTGTAGGTGGGGGTACTGCAGGACTTATTACTGCTTTAATTCTTAAAAAAAGAATAAACTCTAAAATTAAAATAATAATACCAAACAACATAGGCATCATAGGTGTTGGAGAAGGTTCTACAGAACATTTTGATGAATTTAGGAAGCATTTAAATATATCACCAGAAGAAGTTTTAAAACAAACTTTTGGAACTTTAAAATCAGGGATTATGTTTGAAGGTTGGTCTAATTCACATAAAAAATATTTACATCATTTACAATATCTATGGCAACTTAAACTTGGTTTAAACCCCAGAAATTATGAATACTTAATGTCACATAATAAATCTGCAGAATATTTTACACCAAAAATATTTTTTAATAATGAAATAGATACTAGTTTAGGTCCTGTAGGTAATTTAGCTCAATTTCACTTTAATACATTTAAGTTAAATGATTATTTAATTAAATTATGTAAAAAAATTAATGTTGAAATAATAAATGATGAAATAAAAGAGGTTGAAGTAAATATTAAAGGTGTATCTAATCTAATAGGTAAAAAGAAAACATATAAAGCAAATTTTTATGTAGACAGTACTGGATTTAAAAAAATTCTAATATCTAAATTAGGTGCTAAATGGAAATCATATTCTAATTATTTAAAAACAAATGCTGCCATTGCTTTTCCAACAGAAGATCAAAAAGAATACAATGTATGGACTTTGTCAAAAGCTATGAAATATGGTTGGATGTGGCAAATACCTACTTATGGAAGAACAGGTAATGGATATGTGTTTAACAAAGATTATATAAATAAAGATCAAGCTGTTGAAGAAGTTGAAAGATTATTAAAAAGAAAAATAGAAGTTGCTAAATATATTGAATATGATCCTGGTGCTTTAGATAAAGTATGGATTAAAAATTGTGTTGCTGTTGGATTGTCTGCTAATTTTGTAGAACCTTTAGAAGCAACTAGTATTGGAACATCTATTCAACAAGCTTTTCTTTTAATGCAGTATTTAGAAAATTATAATGAACAATCTATTAACATATATAATAATCAAGTAACTACTATTATGGATAACATAAAAGATTTTATTCAATTGCATTATATCAATAATAAAAAAGATACAGACTTTTGGATAGATATAAACAAGATCGCGCCCTCTGATACACTGAATGAATATCTTAATATATGGAAATCAGGCAGACTATTAAAAATAACCGATATGGAAAGTATAGGTGGTACTAATTTATTTAGTTTATTTAAAGAAGATAATTTTAATTTAATTGCATATTTTAATGGGCTAATTAATCTTAAAAAATTAAAACAATCTTATCATTTTGTTAATACAAATTTAGAGAAATATTGGTTTGAAAATCATATTAAAAATGGTATATTACTTCGCAATAATACAGATATGTTAGGAAAGATATCACATAAAAAATATATACAAAGTTTACATGATAAAAATTAAAAAAAACTTTTTAAGTCTTAAAGAACATAAAGAATTATTTGATATAGTATCGGGAACTCATTTTCCATACTATGCTAAACCATATCAAACTAAATTTATTAAAACAAAAAATAAAAATGAACATTTACTTCAACATATTTTAATGGAAGAAGAACGTATTAATAGTGATTATTTTGAAAAATTAATCGTTCCATTTGCATTAAAATTATCTATAGAAAAAATGTTACATGCAAGATTAAATTTAATTGTTAATCAAAATAAACCATATGCTTCTGCTTGGCATATTGATTTTATTAATAGAAAAGAGGAATTAGAAAAATCACATACAGCTGTGTATTATTTTAATACAAATAATGGAGCAACTGAAATAAAAGGACATAAAAAAATAAAATCAATTAAAAATCAAATAGTTATCTTTCCAAGTAAATTACAACATAGAAGCATACAACAAACAGATACTACTTTTAGATGGGTTTTAAATTTAAATTATTTACCTAAATGAAAATAATAAAAGATGTTGTAATAGTTGGCGCAGGTTCTTCTTCAATGTTGGCTGCTGCTTATATAGCAAACAACACTTCATATAATATAACAATTGTAGATAAACCAGGAGGTTCTCCCATAGGAGTTGGTGAAGCTACACTAGTTAATTTTGAACCTTACATGAAAGCATGTGGTTTTATGTTTGAAGAATGGTTTGATGCATGTGATGCAACATATAAAACAGGTATTTTGTTTCCTGGCTGGACAAAAAAAGAATATGTATGGCATCCTTTTCATATGAATCCAATGGCAAGCATCGAAGAACTTAAACTTGATCGTTTTAATGGGTTTCATATTGATTGTTTAAAATTAGTTAAATTTATTAAAAAGAAATTAAAAGTTAATTATATTGAAGATGAGGTAATTAAATTAGAAAAAAATATTTTGCATTGTAAAAAACAAAAAATAAAAGCAGATGTATTTATTGATTGCACTGGTTTTAGTTCTGTATTGCAAAAAGAAAAAACAATTTATTTAAAAGATCGTTTAATTTGTGATACTGCGATTGCAGGTCCAGTACAATATCAAGATGTTAAAGAAAGAAAAAACCATACTATATGTGAAGCAGTTTCTTGTGGTTGGATATGGAAAGTTCCTGTAAAAACTAGAATAGGAACAGGTATTGTTTTTAATAGAAAAATTACACCTATTAAAGAAGCAGAAAAAATATTTTTAAGTCACTGGAATAATAGGCCAAAAATAGCAAAAGTAATTAATTGGACACCTTATTATAAAAAATCTTTTTGGAAAGATAATGTAATTAGAATTGGTTTATCAGCAGGTTTTATAGAACCATTAGAAAGTACTGGATTAGCTCTAGCTATGGAAGGAGCATATCAATTTGTACATACTACTAGATCAGGCTATTATGATGAAGATAGCACTAATATATATAATTCTATTATTAAATCTTTTTTTGAAGATTGTATTGATTTTATAGGAATGCATTATATAGTAAATAATAGAAAAGAAGAATTTTGGAAAAAGGCAAGAAAACTTAAAATGTCTAATAAACAAAAATATTATATTAATAAGACAAAAGAACCTATAAATTATCCTAATAATTTATATAGTTTTTTTGGAGGTAACAATTGGGTAACGTGGCTAAAACAAATTTAATTGATTACGTATTTGTTACTAATTTAATTAGTAAAGAAGATCGTAAATTTATTTTACAAGATCTTAAAAATAAAAAAACTACTAAACATCATTGGTATAATTATGGAGCAAATAAAAGAGACAGCTTTGCTAATTTTGAACCAGATGTTTATTATTCTAATCAAATTCAACAACAATTATTATTACCTATTGTTCAAAAAGCAATTGATTTTTATATAAAAGAAAATGTACATCCATTAGCATCACAGATGATAAGTAGAATTTCAAGAATAAGATTTAATTTTTATACAAAAGATTCTACTATGAGAGAACACGTAGATAACATTCATAGTATTTTTGATGGTCAAGAAAAAGGTATTCCAATATTATCTATTGTGGGTCTTTTAAATGATAATTATAAAGGTGGCGAGTTTATGATGGGAGATAAATTAATACCTTTAAAAGCAGGTGATATATTGATATTTCCTTCTTGTTTTTTATACCCCCATACAGTAAAACAAGTTAAAAAAGGCATTAGACATTCATTTGTCTGTTGGGCATATTAACCTTTAAATTTTCTATAAACGCTGTATAATGAGGCATTATGGCTTTAAAAAAACTCGGTTTCAAACCAGGATTTAATAAACAAACTACAGCATCAGGAGCAGAAGGCGAATGGATCGATGGTGATTTTGTTCGTTTCAGATATGGCTTACCTGAGAAAATAGGTGGTTGGAGACAATTAACT